TGATGATTGGCATCGCTCGTAGACAAAATGAACTTGAATTTGATATACCGGCCGGTATAGGTCGTAAAGGCGTCCAACGGTGTAAACGCTGAATAAACAACCCCATCTACTGAATAACTCACCAGCACTTCAAGCGAGGCACCCGCCACATTCCTGAACTCCGCATCAATAATGACCTTGAACTCAAAAACTGTCAGAAGATCGATTACATCGACCATCTCAAATGAGCCTGATGACTTGGTCAAACCATTCAACGCAAGCCCGCCAGCGGCCTCCTGCGCCTCCCACGTAAGCCCCTGCGCTTCCCTGTCCTCCCATGACATATCTGTTTTAAGGCACAAAGCCGGGCGAACATACCCCTGCACATAATCATTGGTATAAACCAGCTCCAGATTGCTCAAACGACACTTGAGGTCTTGGCTCCAAAGATCAAAATCGTTGATGAAATTCATCTCCGGCGGCGGGGTAATAATGATTTGATCCAGCGCGGGTGTTGGGCTTTCGTTACCGGAAGTGTCCACGGCCTTGATCATAAAAGTGACATTGCCGACCTCACCCACCGGATACATGAACTCGGTCGTGTCTGTCCTCTCCGCGATCACCTGACCGGAATTCCAATCCGATCCCTTGCGAATGACATAACGGGCGAGATCCGCATCCGTGACCGCATCCCAACTGAACCTTAAGAAATTGCCTTCTTGCGCGACATCAAAGCCGGTGACATTGGATGGCGGCATAAGTTTTCCCAAAACCGTCAGATCTGATGAAACCACTCCATCCGACACAATCCCGTTCACTGAAACTGTCCTGATTTTCACCTTATAGGTCTGCTCGTCTTCAACGCCGAAGATCGTAAAGAATGTGTCCGTGGTCGTTCCGATAACCTTATAATCCTCCGCACCCTTCTTGAGTTCGATCTGATAATGACTCAAGAAAATCTTGGAATCATCTGTAGGCGAGTCGAAACTCACAAGGATATCTGAACCAACCGTCCCGTCGCGGTGCAGGTAGTAGAGGCTTTCTGACACTTCAATATTTGAAGCGTCAGAAACCGGCGCCAGCGGGTTTGGCGGGATGCCATAATCAAATGACTGAATCGTTGCGCCGTAACGGTCGTTATAAATCGTGGGGTTATATTCCTGTGCCGTGATCTTGAAGACGTCGCGCTGATCCTCCTCAACGCGCTGGACAATAAATTGCTTATTCGTCCAGCCCATCAGAGAATGAGTCACCGCGATAACATCCCCAATCTCCTGCCCGATCGCATTTAATGACGTCGTGAATTCAATCGACAGCGCGCAAAGTTTAAGCTCATAAAAATACTGATTACTCAACCTTGATGCCTGCGTTTTACGGTTGATCGATGGAATTGTCAGTGTCTGCTCAACAAGTCCGCGCTCATCCTGATCCACCTTGTCTTCCGATCCCCATGCCAGAATCCGAGCGTCATCCTGCGTCGGGTCGAAATACTCGATGCCAAACCGGTTAATCTTCTGATCCAACCCCTTCTGAATGACCTTTAAATCCGTGATATCGTCCTCATCCAAAGACGCAACAACACCCTGTGTCTTGGCAACAAGCAGTTTTAGCTTTGAGCCGCTACGGATAAGAGCACCGGCAAATCCGACCAGAATCTCGGTGAGATTATCCGATGCCGCACGCTTCTGATCGATCACATAGGAAACCCCATACCTCTCCTCAGTCCCTCCCTGACCGTCAGAAACAAACTGCCCGCAATAATCGTAAACCTCGCCGAAAGACATGTCGTCAATGTCCGCTGGGAGATATCCGCAACCGCCTACTTGAGGTTTCAAAATCAGATAATCGCGGATACACGCGGCAGGGTTATCGGAATATGACCTTGTCGTTAACCAAGACGTTCCGTTCCATATCTGCACCTTTTTGCCTCTGCAGATGCAGGTCATGTTCGGCCTGCCGCCCTTCAACTTGTCGGATGTTTCAAGATGAACATGAAGAATCGCGGTATTGCGGTACTGAACGCCATCCAGATCAAGTCCGGTCACAGCCTCCACGTTCTGCGTCGATGTCCCGGTAAAAGCATGATAAGTACACCCGGGGAAATCCTCGATCACCTCGCCGTTAATCCGCACATCAGTGATACTGTCAATCTCACCCTCACAAAGGACAATGAGCATATCGACCTGCTCACCTCCATCAACTGGATTCTGAAAGACAATATTCCCGGCTAAACGTGCCTGACCGTAAAGAACCGGCACCGGGTATTGATTGCTGGATGTAGTCTGAAGCTCCCCGAACTGATACCGAGGCGAGGATGAACCGCCCCCGCTCTTGGATGTCTGACGCGCCTGAATAGCCAGCCCGATCGAATACCCGATCATCGCTGTCCCAATCAAGCACACGATGGTACTCAACGACAAAGCAATAAGCCCGCCAGCAATAAACGATGCGGCCGCATAATCTGCAATGACCAAGGCAACCGCGACAATGGCCGGTGGCCCGGCTGGCGGGATTGAAATCTTCCCGTCTTTTTCCCTGATGGCAAAAAGAAAATACTTCTCCCACGATGTTGTCAAACGCGAGATGCGTGACTTGCCGTCTTTCTTGGCATGAAGCATCCGGCCATAGCCCAGATAAAGCCCGACATGCAACTCCTCATCGATCTTGAACACCAAAACATCTTCTGCCTGAAGGTCAGACAACCCGACAATCATGTTGGCATCCATGATCCCCCGAATGAATACTTCCTGACCTTCCGGTGTTAAATCGTTGATCTTGGGGGCGGTCACCTCCACACCCCTGTCACGGAAATACAGTTCCATAAGCCCGACACAGTCTGCCCCTTCGCGGGATCTGCCGTCCAATACCCACTTGATGCCTACCAAATTATTGAGAATTTCTGTATCAAGTTTCTTCATTCCGACACCTGCATCGGGTTGATCAACTGCGGGATGTTCTTAAACCCGCCGAAGTTTGCCTGATTGGCGAATCTGTTTCTGCACACATCAAACGACTTGTCACACCCGCGTTCGATCGTGTAAAGATCACCTGCCGCTGGTACCTGCGGTAACGCGTAATCCAAAATGAACTTGTGCTGTGCGTTTATAAAATCCACCACCTTGCGTTTAAGCCCCTGATTGACCCCGGTCATAAACTGAATGATGCCGTCATTCCACCAATCATCTGCTTCCGCCCGCACAACATCGATCACGGCCACGGTCGTTGATCCCGCGCTGACAACTTGTCCGTTCAAACGTGTCGTCGACACATCCAGCTGACAGAATTCGTCACCAAAAATGTAATTGCAGTAAAGTTGCTGAAGGCGGCCGGTCTCAAGGGAAAGAGATTTGATCTTGGACTTGCACTCAAGTTTGACGCTTAATTCCGTCAATTCGGATATAGTATTGATAATCCCGTCAAACATAATCTTGGCGTGTGTCTGGTCATTTAAAAGATCAAGGAACACCTTTCGCACCACCACCCGCTTGCCGCGTAAATCAAGCGTATTGACCCAGTTGCTCCAAAGCCGGTCAACATTGTCAAACTCGCCTGACACCGCTTCAATCTCAAGCTGATTACTGGCCGGAATAGCTGACCGATTCACCTTGATCGGCTGGTAATACTGCAAGACGCCGTCCATGTTCCAAAAGTAGATGCGCTTATTATCCGTGCAAAAATAAAACGTCTGAGTGTCGCATGAATTTTGCGATCCCAGATAAAGGTCATACAGCTCAATTGGCCTGTTTATATCCTTGTTGGCTTCGTCTTTATATTGCGTGGTCAAATTCTGCATTCATAATCCTTATGGTGCGGTGTAGATATTCCACAAGACCTCTTTGAGTTTTAGCCCTGTGTTGTAAAGTTTGAACTGCACCAGTTCTTTCGATAACTTGTCGTCGTCAAACCGCACCTGAATGTAATATTCATAATCCGCCGAAATCACCGCACCCGATGCCGGTGCCGGTGAAAACGTCACCTTGGCGACCTCATTTGTCAGATCATTACTGACACTTATCCCCGTAGTCCTTAAAACTCCGTTGACGTATACCTTGAGCGTTGCCGTATCAATCGGGAAATACCGAAGATTAAACACCGTCTGCGATCCATTACCGGTGCCGACCGCCTCCGCCGTTATCTTGTAACTGGTCGGAAACTTCACCCAGAACGGATCATATTTACCTTGTCTTGCCTTAAAGAAATCCCACATCAACCCAATGCCAACATCACTCTGATTATTCAGTGAACAACTGATTGTTCGGATCGGGCGCGACCACTTGGCGCGGCGTTTTTCCCTGCCGCTGTCTGCCTGAAATACCAGCGTCGAGAATTCAACATCCTCTTGTAATCCAAACTCGGGCGTAAAGGTTAAGACCGCCGTACTCATAACCGGCTCCTGATCGCATTACGGATTGGCTTGTTTTTATTCATTGCATCAATGATCGCGTTTTCAAACACATCCGGGTGCTGAACCAGCATGTCGCGGAAAGATTTCGCGTCATTGGCGTTGATATAAACGTTAAACATCTGGCTTGAATCCCCGCCGATACCCTCTCCGCGATTGAGTTTCTTGAGATTGTTTGCGCCAAGAGACGCCATGCCCTTGCGGGATACGACACCCTCACCTGACTGCGCTATGATTGGAATTTCATCAGGTGCCAAGCCGCTATGAGCGTAGACCGGCTGAACAACCCCGCCAGAGTGATAAACCATCCCGCCCTGATGAAAGAACGGGATCATGCCCGGGAACATGGCCCCGACTGTCCTGATAAGCAGAACCTTGGCAAAAACCTCCGCCAGCGTTTGAAGCATCATTTCGCCGAACTCCGCGAAATAATCCTTGGCACTGCTAATCTCACCATGAAAGACATCACTGAAGAAATGCTTCATCGACTGCCCCATGGCCTGCGCCGCTCCCTGCGCCACTGATTGAAGGGCGTCAAACTGCTGGGCAACCTCTTTGATATTCACCTCATTGCCAAGACTGTTGAGCGAACCGACGAAATTCTTGATCGACTCCCGCGCCTTGTCGTACCCTCCCGACAAACTGCCCTCGCCGGTTGAAAGTATTGAGGAAATCTTATCCCCCATCTTTGACATTTCAGTATCAGACGCCTGAATAAGCTGTTGGAGTTCACCGCGAAACTTAGTCAACCCGGCGGCGGCCTGCCGGTACGGTTCGCCCCATTGCCCGGGAAGTTTGCCCAGAAGCTCGTAGAACTTTTGCAGGCCCAGCG